ACGTATTATGGTGATGCTTCAAATGCAGTTGATGGTAAGTGGACTTTAGGTGCAAGTGGATCAAGTCATTATACTTTTACTGGAGTTGGATTTACAGAAACAACAAATGATCCTGTCCTTTACTTAACAAGAAGCGAAGTATATGAGTTTGTAAATAACTCTGGTGGATCACACCCATTTCAAATTCGTACAGGTAATGGAGGATCTGCATATAATAACGGTGTAACAAATAATGGTGCAGCAAGTGGTACAATAAGATTTGAAGTTCCATTTAACGCACCAAATACTCTCTATTATCAATGCACTAATCACTCTGGCATGGGAGCAACAATATTTGTTACTCCGCGTCTTGAACCAGCAGTTGGCGTTAGAACTACTCTGACAGCGACCACAGGGTCTGTTGGAAGTGGATCTACAACTAACTTGAATATTGATGGATTTAAAACTTATGGTTTGTTAAAAGTAGGTATCACTAGTGCTGCTTGGGTTGTTTTATACACTGATTCAACATCAAGAACAAATGACGAAACAAGAAGTCACTTAACAGACCCAACACCAGGATCAGGGGTCATTGCGGAGGTTCGTACAACTTCCTCTGGAGTAAGCACCTTCATAATGTCTCCTGGTGTTATTGGATGGAACAATGATGTATCAACTGCTAATACAATTTACGCAAGAGTTACGAATAATGAATCTTCGACTTCAACTGGAATTGGTGTAACACTTACAGTAGTTAAACTAGAGGATTAAATTCTACAATGGAAAAATATCTTGTCACTGTAAAAAAAGGAGTTGATATTGATCAATTTTATGATGACATGGAAACCTCTGGGGGCACCTCCACTATTCCAGATAGAGAGGTGGATTGTTATGATCGAAGACCAATCAGTAGAAACACTGGTTATATTTTAAGTGAAGAGGAAGTAAATCAATTAAAAAATGATCCTAGAGTAGTTGGTATTGAGTCGCAAAGTCTCCTTGATACTATTACAAATCATCCATGTTGGACTCAAACATCAACAGACTGGGATAAAAGTTCTACATCAACAAATACAAATAGAAACTGGGGATTATATCGTTGTATAAATGGAGAGCAAGTTTCAAATTGGGGATCTAATGGCACCGTTGATGCATCGGCTACAATAGTCACGACTAGTTCTGGAAAAAATGTTGACGTTGTAATAGTTGATGGACACTTGAATATTAATAGTCCAGAGTTTGCAGTGAATGATGATGGAACTGGTGGGTCTAGAGTGCAGCAGTTTAACTGGTTATCCTTAAATCCAACTGTATTGGGAACTGCTGCGGGAACATACTCATATAGGTCAGGATCAAGTTTAAATAACGCCAATGATAATCATGGACAACACGTAGCTGGAACAGTCGCTGGAAATACTCAAGGTTGGGCTAGAGACGCAAACATTTACTATATGAGTCCATATGATAGTGCGTCATCAACTACAATTGGTGGTGATCGTCTATTCGAATACATTCGTGCTTGGCATAACTCAAAATCTGTTAATGAATCTACAGGAAGAAGAAACCCTACGATTGTTAATAATAGTTGGGGATCTACTTGGAATAATACGCTTAGATCTAATATTACAAGTATAGTTTATCGAGGAACAACTTATAACTCTGGATTCACTGATAGTGCATTTCAAAATACATTTGGTATTCGGGATTTTGATGCTACTAATGTTTATATACAAGCTTATATTACTGCATCTTATATTGCTGATATGGAGGATGCTGTAAATGATGGAGTTATATTTGTTGGTTCAGCAGGAAATGACTCTACAAAAATAGATATCGAAGGTGGAGATGATTTTAATAATTATATCGTTATCAGTGGAAGTGCATATTATTATCACAGAGGATCTTGGAATAATGCTGGTTCTCGGAGTGGTGTGGGCGGACAAAGGTTATCAGTTTGTGTAGGTGCAGTTAGCGCATTAGTAAACGAATCCAAAAAAACTGATAGTAATTGTGGTCCTAGAGTAGATGTCTATGCCCCTGGAACCAATATTATTTCTGCTGTTCATGACGAAACTCTATCTGCAATAGTTAATGACTCTAGAAACAGTAGTTATAAATTAGGAAAATATAGCGGAACTAGTATGGCAGGCCCACAAGTTTGTGGTGTTCTTGCCTGTTTGTTAGAGCAATATCCAAACATGAATCAATCAGATATTATGTCTTATTTGGAACAACATTCAAAGACAAATCAAATGACAACCACGAGTAGTGGATATAATGATGATACTGATATACAGGGTAGTTCTAATTCCTACTTATTTTATAAAAAAGAGAGAGGGGAAACTGGATCAATAACTCCTAGATATTCTTACAGTGCTAGAAAAGGGTCCACAAATGGTGTTAAGTATCCAAGGGTTAACACAAGAGTTACAAAGAGAGTTTAAAATACCTAATAAATAACTAAAAAAATACCATCAAATGGCTGCAATTATAACTGATCAGATTAGAATATTAAACGCCAAAAACTTTGTTGCTACTGTTGGTGTTGGCACTTTTTATTCTTTTATTGGTTTACCAAATCCCAGTGATTATCAATCTGATTGGGATAGTAATCCTCCATCACCGAAAGATAATTTTGACCAGGAGAATGATTATTGGGATACTATGATAGCATTGAAAAAAATTAATGCGGGTGATGTAAGACAAGTTGTAACAAAAAGATTTTGGTCTTCAGGGACAGTTTATGATTATTATCGACATGATTATAATAGATCAAATACAGCTCAGATCTCTGGAGCAACTAATTTATATTCAGCATCTTATTATGTAATAAATGAGGATTATAAAGTTTATTCTTGTCTTCAAAATGGAACTGACCCAGATAATCCAAACGGAAGACCGTCGTTAGACCAACCCACGTTTACAGATCTAGAACCAAGATCTGCTGGTAGTAGTGGTGATGGTTATATTTGGAAATATCTTTATACAATAAAACCAAGTGAAGTTATTAAGTTTGAAACGACAGATTTTATTCCAGTGCCCGCTAACTGGAGCACATCAACAGATAATGCAGCAGTTAGAGATAATGCTGTTGATGGGTCAATTAAAATTGTTACAATTACAAATCGTGGAGTGGGTCTTGGAACAGCAAATGTCACTTATACCCGAGTTCCAATTAAAGGCGATGGAAGTGGAGCAGAATGCACGATTACAATTAACAATGACTCTAAAGTAAGTTCTATTACTGTTTCCAATCAGGGTTCTGGTTATACTTTTGGAAATGTTGATCTAATTGCTGGAGGAGTTCCAACTGGAACCACAAGACCAACCTTTAACGTTATTATCTCTCCTAAGGGAGGTCATGGAGATGATATTTATAGAGAACTTGGTGCATACAACGTTCTTCTTTATTCCAGAATTGAAAATGATAATGAGAATCCAGATTTTATAACTGGTAATCAAATCGCAAGGATAGGAATCGTTCAAAATCCAGAAGTTACCACTGGAACATTACTGACAGTGGATAAAGCAAGTGCAGTATATGCATTGAGATTAACTGGAGTTGGATATAGTTCAGCAACCTTTACTGCAGACTCACAAGTAAAACAAACAGTTTCCTCTGGAACTACTGCTGTTGGTAGAGTAATAAATTATGACCAAACTACAGGAGTCTTGAAGTACTGGCAAGATAGAACAGTGTCTGGATTTAATACTGTTGGAACAGCACAAACGAATCCTACACATGGATTCAATATGACAAGATTTACTGCTTCACCATCTTCAGGTGGAAATTTAACAATCATCCCATCAACTGGTTCAAATCTTTCTATTGATACTTCATTTACAGGTGTTAGCACCGCAATAAATAGTAGAACATATTACCTAGGTCAAACTTTCACAAACGGCGTTTCATCTCCAGAAGTGCGAAAGTATTCTGGAAACATTGTTTATGTTGACAATAGACCGGCGATTACTAGATCATCTAATCAAAAAGAAGATATTAAAGTTATTTTGCAGTTCTAAAGAATTATGCCTCAGCAAACGAATCTTAATGTAGCTCCATACTTTGATGACTTTGATCCATCCAAAGAATATCATAAGGTGCTCTTTAAACCTGGATATCCAGTTCAAGCAAGAGAGTTAACCACTCTACAATCAATACTGCAGAATCAAATTGAAAAATTTGGTCAGCACTTTTTTAAAGAGGGTGCGAAAGTTATTCCAGGAAATATTGGATATTCTCAACTTTATTATTGTGTTCAGTTAAATAATACTTTTCAAGGAGTTCCTGTCTCTGCTTATGCGGATCAATTAGTTGGTAAAAAAATTACGGGGCAAACATCTGGCGTCTCTGCATTCGTAGACAAAATTTTATCACCAATAGATTCTGAGAGAAATAATTTAACACTTTACATCAATTATTTAAATTCTAGCACTTCAAATAATTCAACACAAATATTTTCTGATGGCGAATCTCTAACCTGTGATTCTGCTATTATATCTGGTTTACTAGGAAATACAACAATTACAGCGGGTAGTCCGTTCGCGGTTACTTTATCTTCAAATGCCACTGCAACCGGATCTTCCTTTTTCATTAATAATGGTGTGTATTTTATCCGTGGAAACTTTATAGATGTAAAATCAGAAACTTTAATTTTAGATCAATATTCAAATTCTCCAAATTATAGAGTTGGTTTATTTGTATCAGAACAAATTATTAACGACACCCTCGATGAAAGTTTAACTGATAATTCTCAAGGATTTAATAATTATTCTGCACCTGGTGCAGATAGGTTAAAAATATCTGTGAGTTTAATAAAAAAATCACTGACAGATCTAAACGATAATAATTTTGTTGAACTTGCAACGATCACCGATGGAATCATTAAATCAAAAGTAGATAGAGGAAACTTAAGTGGCGGGGTTGGTTATCTTGATATTAGAGATACTTTAGCAAGAAGGACCTACGCAGAATCTGGTGATTATTATGTGAAGGATTTTGACATCAGTATTTTAAATTCATTAAATGATAATATTGGGAATAGAGGATTATTTCAATCTGGGCAGTTCACTTACGGAGGATCTGTCCCATCTGATAACTTAGCATTATATAAAATTTCTCCAGGTAGAGCTTTTGTTCGTGGTTATGATCTTGAACTTTTAACTCCAACATTTATTGACGTAGAAAAACCAAGAACAACAAAAACAATCAAAGATCAAGAAATCATTTATAACACTGGACCAACTTTAAAAGTCAATAGAGTTTATGGAGTTCCTGTTCTTGGCATTGGAAATACATATGTTTTAAGTTTAAGAGACACTAGAAGAGGTGTAGGAATAGCAACGGTTGGAAATGAAATAGGTCTTGCTAGAGTTTATGATTTTAGATTAGAGTCTGGATCATACGATGCTACAAATTCTAATTTAAATCAATGGGATTTGTCACTTTTTGATGTGCAGACTTTTACTAATATCACGCTCAATCAAGCAACGTCTCTAAGTATTCCAACTCGTGTAGAGGGATCTAACAGTGGTGCAACTGGTTTTATTAGACATGCAGTGTCTGCGGGGGTGGCAGTAACAGTTTATAATACTTCTGGAGAGTTTGTTGCGAATGAATCTTTAATTTTTAATGGCATTGCTGATGGAAGAATTGCAATTGCAGTTACCACACACTCACTCTCTGATGTAAAATCAGTTCATGGCACAAATAATGGGATTGTTGGTTTAGGATCAACGTTTTTAGGAGATATAATTCAGTCCATTGGATTTAATGTTGGTATCGCAACGATCAGTGCTGGCAGTGGTGGTATTAGCACAGTCTTTAGCACCAATACATTATTTCCCGGGACAATAGTAAAAAAGAATAATTTAGTTCAATTTAGTAATCCAGCGAATAGAGATATTAGTTTTGCGAAAGTAGTTAGTGTTGGAAGAACTAGTGTAACAATTGAGGCAGTGACAACCGTTACTGGAATCGCATCAGGTGATTTACCAACAACAACTCTTAATGCTACAGATTTTAAAATTTTAACCACAAAACTTGATCCATCATCGGACAAAACTCTTTATACAAAACTTCCAAAGAATAACATTTCTTCTGTTGATTTGACTGATGCTATTTTAAGTATTAGAAAAACTTTTACAGTAAATATTTCTTCAAATCAACTTTCTGCTGTCGTAACTGCAGGGACTAATGAAACGTTTCTACCATTTGACGAAGAAAGATATACATTAACTCGTTCAAATGGCGAAACTGAAACTTTAACCTCAGATAAACTTGAATTTTTAGTGGGGAGCACTCAATTACAAATTCGTAATCTTGGTAGTAATGATACTGGTGCAACTTTGACTGCCACATTAAGAAAATTAAAACCAAAAATAAAAGAAAAAATAAAAAATAGAGTCAATTCACTAATTATTGATAAATCAAAATATACAGGATCTGGTATTGGAGCAACAACTCTAAATGATGGACTAATATTTGGCAACTATCCATTTGGAACAAGAGTTCAAGATGAGATTCTCTCACTTAATGCACCAGATATTATTGAAATTCACGGAATATTTGAATCAGCAGATACATCGAATCCATCTGCACCAAAAATCATTCTTGCTTCTCTTACTAGTTCATCAACAACTACAACGGAATTGATTATTGGGGAAACACTAACTGGACAAACAAGTGGGGCAGTAGCAATTTGTGCTGAAAAATTAACATCATCCCAAATTGCGTTCATTTATAAAAATGATAATAGATTTAAGGAGGGAGAAACTGTATCTTTCTCGGAGTCAAAAGCAAAAGGAGTTATCGTTACCTTAGATTCTGGTAGTTTTGAAATCTCATCAAACTATAAATTAGATAATGGACAAGAGGAAACAATTTATAACTATGGTGCTTTAATAAGAAAAAATGACTCTGAGGAACCATTAAAAAAACTAAAAATTTACTTTTCAAATGGATATTTTGAGTCAACCGATGATGGCGATATTACAACAGTCAATTCATATTCTAGATTTGATTACTCAAGAGATCTGCAGTCAGTTAATGGCAATCGAGTATCTGATATTATCGATATTAGACCAAGAGTTTCTTCTTTTACAGTGTCTGAGAATTCTCGTTCACCATTAGAATTTCTTGGGAGAACTTTTAATTCATCTGGAAATTCTGCCGCTAACATTTTAGCATCAGATGAATCCATTTTAACCACATTTTCATATTACTTGGGTAGGATTGATAGAATTTTCTTAACAAAAGAGGGTGTGTTTCAAGTTAAATATGGTCAACCAGCAGAAAGACCAGAAAAAGCAGTTTCTGTCGATGAGGCCCTTGAAGTAGCGACAATAACACTCCCACCATATCTTTATGCACCAGAAGCAGCAGTGATTCAGTTTTTAGAACATAAAAGATATCGCATGGTTGATATTAAGCAACTTGAAAATAGAATTAGAAATCTTGAATTTTATACCACACTGTCTTTACTAGAAACTAATACATCAAATTTATTTGTTCCTGATGCAGATGGATTAAATAGATTTAAATCTGGATTTTTTGTAGACAATTTTAGCTCCTTTAGAACACAAGAGGAAAATAGTGGTATTAAAAATAGCATTGATATTCAAAATAAAGAATTAAGACCAAGACATTACACTAATTCAGTTAATTTAATTTTTGGACCCGTTACCAATATTGATCCAACACAGGATCTTAAATTTAATATAGTTGAGGGGGTTAATATCAGAAGAGCAAATGATGTGGTAACTTTAGACTATGCTGATGTTATATATCTAACACAACCATTTGGTACTCGTGTCGAAAGTGTAACTCCTTTTCTAGTTCCTTTCTGGAAGGGAACAATAGCATTAATACCCTCCTCTGACACTTGGGTTGACACCACTCGCCTTGAATCAAAAATTATTGAAGTTGAGGGTAACTATGCACTTACACTCCTTAGATTAGGAAAAACTCAAAATGTAGATCCTCAAACTGGATTTGCTCCGATTGTTTGGAATTCTTGGCAGGATAACTGGACTGGTAGAAATAATGTAGAATCAACGAGAGTCGTCACGATCAATACTGGTGATACGATTCGAACTGTTCGAGAGAATTTAAGAGAAACTATAGAAACAGGAGTCGCAACAAGGACTGGATCAAGAACTGTTGTTAGTGAACAATTTGACAGAACATCCCTTGGAGATAGAGTTATAAGTAGAAATATAATACCATTTATGAGATCTAGAAATATTCAATTCGTCTCTAAACAAGTTAAACCACTTACAAGACTTTATGCATTTTTTGATGGCAAAGATGTAACTAGATATTGTGTTCCAAAACTCTTAGAAATTAGTATGATTTCTGGAGTATTTCTAGTTGGTGAAAAAGTCATTGGTAGACTTTTAAATACTGGTTTAAATCCAGATTTAAGTAATACTTCACCTCGAATAACTTTCAGAGTGGCACAGTCAAATCATAGAGAGGGTCCATATAATCTTCCAGCAGTAACATTTGTGAATAATCCATATACAAATCAACCACTATCTGGAACTTACTCATCAACATCAAATATTCTTAATGTAGATACCTTCTCTCTAGCAAATCAAGCTCAAGGAGAGTTTAGTGGGTATGTAGAGTCTGGCATGACTTTAATTGGAGAAACAAGCGGAGCAAGAGCAACAATCACTAGTGTTAGGTTAGTCTCTGATTTATCTGCTACATTAATTGGTAGTTTCTTTATCCCAAATCCAAATGGGTTAAATCATCCTAGATTTGAAACTGGAACTAAAACATTTACTATCATTAATGATCAAAGTAATAATCAAAATTTTGCAACCACATCCGCACAAGAGGCATTTTCAGCATCAGGAACTCAGGAAACAGTTCAGGAAAATATTATTTCTGTTCGTAATGCTAGAGTTGAAGTTAAAGAAACTTCTGAAAATAGAGGTATTAGTAGAAGTTTAGGAACACAAGTCGTGGGAAGCACGATTCTCTCCGAGGTCACTATCCCACGGCCAAGACCTGAACAGAGGGGTGATCCGTTAGCACAATCGTTTTTAGTTGATGATGATAGCGGCATATTTGTTACAAAATGTGATATTTTCTTTGAAGCAAAAGATGACATGGATATCCCTGTCGTTTTTCAATTGAGAACAATGGCAAACGGATTCCCAACACAAAAGATTTTACCGTTCTCAGAAATTGTTCTTGACCCAGATCAGGTATTAATATCATCTAATGGATCAGTTGCGACCACAATTGAGTTTGATGCGCCAGTTTATTTAGAAAATGCAACAGAGTATGCCATGTGTCTGTTGTCTAATTCTACAAAATATCGTGTTTTTACATCCAGAGTCACTGAAACTGATTTAATAACTCAAACTCTTGTTTCTACTCAACCATTCTTAGGATCACTATTTAAATCACAAAATGCCTCCACTTGGGAACCAAGTCAGTGGGAGGATCTTAAATTTACTTTATATAGAGCCGACTTTCTAACGTCAGGATCTGTTGAATTTTATAATCCAGAACTATCAGAAGGTAATGGACAAATAGCAACATTACAACCAGATTCTTTGATCTTAAGTTCTAGAAAAATTAGAGTTGGTCTTGGAACAACTATAGCCGATTCTGGATATGTCTTGGGAAATACGTTCTCTCAACTTGGAACAAATGCAACCGGCGATTTAGTTGGAGTTGCTGGATCTGCCACTGGAACTTTAACGGTTTCTAATGCAGGTATTGGTTATACTCCTTCCAGTGGAGGAGAAACCTTTAGTGGAGTTAATTTAGTCACAGTCACTGGAAGTGGCAGGGGTGCTATCGCAAATATCAGTATCTCTAATGGCGTTGCTGTGGCAGCAACTATCAGTAGTGGTGGATCTGGATATCAAGTTGGGGATGTTCTTGGAATTACAACCATTGGCACCGCATCTGTCGGAAGAAATGCTAGATTCACTATAGCTGGAATCGGTCTAACGAGCGAACTTATCTTAGATAATGTTCAGGGTAATTTTGTCACCGGTGCTGGATTTACGATGAGATATACAAACAGTTCTGGTATAACAACAACATTAAACCTATCCGGTGTTGGTAATACTCAGGGTGGAAATGTAACCCCCACTGCAATTGTTGTGGTAAATGACGGACTGCATATTAAAGTTAATCATCAGAATCACGGAATGTATTTCAGTGATAATAAAGTCAAAATTG